CCGCCTAAGTTTTTCAATAACTGCGCTTCATCTGGACGAATGTAGGCCAACATATGATCTTGGCCATTGATGTCTGTCCGTCGCGGCACGTTAGAAAACGCAGCCATTGACTGTTTTTGAGGCCCATCCTTAGATTTAAAGTCCCATGCAGCTAAAGACTTAGTGCCTTTTTGCTTCAACCTGTTGGCGTTTTGTTGGTTCATGCGATGCTATCCACAATCTGACCGTTAGGGTTATAGTAAGTCACGTTGCCAGCAGCATCTGTCATGCTGTAGCCTCTCAACTCTTCTGGCCCCTCAACAGTCAATGCATTTGCATACTGTGCCGTGTTTTGAAACTGCTCTGGGCTTAGAATTTTACCATCTGGCGTTTCATACGCGATTGATCCGTCTGCCAACTGAATACGCTTGGCTGTGACATCAAATTTTTCACCTGTTGCGTATGCTCTCATATACTCTGGCATAAAGGCATAGCCCCCACCACCGCGTGTAAAGCGATCATAATCTCTAGTTCCAGTGCCATAGATGTTTCTGCGTCTTGCAGCTTCGTCGCCATAATCGACAGCCGCACTCGAAACCGTCACATCATCCGCTGATTGTGGGTATGGCACGGACGTATCTGCGACTGAATAGTTCACCGCTGCGTTGATCGCATCTTGACCAGATAATTGACCAGCAATACTGTCCAGATCCGTGTTGATTGAAGTTTCTGGGCGACCCGGATAGCCAAACTTGTCGGTTGAATCTCTTACGCCTTTATAAATCATGCCCGGAATTGTGTAGTTTGTAATCGCACCAGCAACCCCAGTTGGCTCCAGTCCAGACCCCAATGGCGTTGCACCTGACGCATTCGAGATGTTTGAAATAAAATTCTGTGGTAATCCACCAGCCGCATCTGCCTCTGCTTTTGTGATGTATCCGTCACCGTTCAAATCGACCAACGCACCGCCTCTGCTGCCAAAAACTTCACCGCCAAAGTTCTTACCACCACCGTCAAACATGTCTTGAGTCGCACTAACTACCGTGCCATCCGCTCTGGTATAGCCCCACTCATCGTCGGTCTGTGTTTCGTTGTAGCTGTCAGCGAATGGATTTGTCACAGGCGCTGGCAAACTTTCGTAAAAGCTTGCTGGGACTTCGTTGCTATCGTTGGACGTGTCGTTGGCAGATCCTGAGATCGTTGTGCCAATCGATGTTGTGCCACCAGCCTCAATGCGATCACCTGTGCGATCATCTACCAAAACGCCATTCACATAGGATGCACCATCGTTGGGCGTAAACAGGTTGGCAAGTGTTTCGCTAAAGCTGTTGCCACCACCGCTATCGTTGTCGTTTCCACCGCTGTCGTTGCTACCGCCGCCGCCACCAAAACACATTACGCCATCCTCACTTGCTGTTGCTGTTGTTGCTGTGGTTGTGGCTGCTGTTGTGCGGCCACGTTCATTTGTGGTTGCGGCATTGCATCTGCAAATGCCGACAACGCACCCACATCACCAGATCCCATTCGCTGGCGAATTTCCATAACCTTGTTGAGTAAATATTTGTTCATGTCCATTGGTGGACCGCCCTGTGGCCCCCCAACTGAGGGAGGGGCAGAAGAGGGACCACGCGCTGGACCCTGCGGCAAACCGCCGAAAGCCGCTGGGTTGATAGGGGGAAGTCTATACTGTGGGGGGTACATTATTTTTCATAGCCTCCATCTGTATCTTCGCCGCGTTTTTCTCTCTCTCAAGCTGCAACTCCGCTTCCAACTTGCGGATCTTCGCTTCTAAATCTGCTTGCGCCTTGGCCATTTCGATCTCCATATCCTGACGCGCTTCCGCTTGTTTGATCTGGATGTTCGACTGCGCCTTGGCTTGATCTGCTTCGATCTGCGCTTGTGTTCTCGCCTTCAACGCCTCTGTCTCTAGCTGCGCCAGTTGCTGTGCGTACTGTAGTGGGTTGCCCTGTTGACCCTGACCACCCAAGCCTCTGATCGCTTCGATCTGCTTCATCTGTGGTGAAGCCGCGACAACCTGTGCAGCACGTTGGCTGATCAGGCGATCTTGCTCTGGGTCTACGTCGCGGAACTTGATCTTCATTTCTCTGAAGTCTGGCAGTGGTGGCATCGGGATGTTGATGCTTGCTTCCATGCGTTGGCGATAGAGCAGCGCAATATGTTCCGCAATGTGCGCAATCAGGATGGGCTGCATCTGTTTGGCGCCGGGGTTGCCAGCAAGCGATGGATCTTGAAGGAACTGCATGTGGACCGCAATGTGCGCGTCGTGATCTTGCTCTGGGAACGCGCGGATTGGCTTGCCATACATCACGCTCATATTTTCGTCGATGGGGTCCATCTGCACAGCCTCTTCGGGCTTCTTCAGAATCTCATCGATATTTGGAATGCGGATCGCCTCGTACATGCGCTTGTATGCTTCGTAAAGATCGTGAAGCTGTGGCGCTGACCGTGCCATCTCCAACACCGCCTGTGCCTGTGCAATGCGCTGGGCTGTCGAGAAAATGTTTGGGTCGCTGACTGGAATCACGTCAATGCGATCATCGAAGTCAGAACGATAGATGATTTCAGACGCGCCAGCGTGTGAGAAGCTAAATTCATCTGGCAAGTTGTCAGCGTTCAGTGCCGCAAGAAGTTTAAACTCTTGGCCTTGTGCGTAATGCAAACGCTTGTGGATTGCACTGAACGCCTTTGATCCCTGCTCAATTAGCGCGACAGTAGACCCCACTGGAGCGTTAGGGTTTACGTCACCGACGTTCAAGTCAGCCGTACTTGCGAAACGTTGCCCTGCTTCCACAATGTACCCAAGCAAACTGAACAGGGAACTGCTGGGTTCCTTGAATGGCAAAGGCATGATCGCCTTGTTCACGTCATCGACTGTGCTGTCGAGATCCACGAACTCACCGGGGTTGACCTGAATGTCACCGCCATTGACGCGCCCACGCAGCTTGAAACCACCCTGCATGTTGGCAAATGCGGCACTGTCGAGTAGGGCGCGAAGTGATCCTGTCGCTGCCTTACCCAGACCACCGATCATGTGGTAAAGGCCAAAGCCGTAGAAGCCAAGGCCGGGTAGGAATTTGTAGCTTACAAACCAGTCACGACGCTTTTTCTCTTCGTCGTCCTGATGCCAGTTACGACGGACGCTAACGATGCGCTGGTTGTCATAGTCGATGGTCACGACATACGGCAGTGCCACTGCGCTGTCGTCGTCTTCGTCCACCATCTGGCCGTCGATGCCGTCGAACAATGCGTAGACATGCATCTCAAGCAGCGTCATGACCTTGTCTTGGGCGTCATCCATGTACTCATCGACGCCTTCGATCTCTCCGATCACGTCATCAATAGGATCTGCTGTGTCGCCAAAGTAGCTGGTCGGTAGGTAGTAGCCGTTCTTAACGTACTTGTTGAAGTCGTTCTTTGGCATCCGAATAATGTGCGAGTAACGTGGGGATGTGTACAGATCCTTGCTCTCAGGCGCGACGACAAAGTCTTCTGCCTTCACGAACTGGCTGCACTGGCGATCCATGTTGGCATCCCACCAGACCTTTTTGAACGTGTGGCCGATCAAGGGTAGGTGGAACAGCATTTGATCCAGATCAGGGAAATACTCAGGCATCTCCTGTGTGACCTGATAGTTCATGAACTCACGCACACGACGCGCCTGTTCTTCCATCTGTTCGCTGGGTTCGCCAACGATCACGGTCTTAACTGGACCGCCTGATGGATAAAGCTCTGCGATGGCTCTTGCGTTGAACTGGGTTGCTGCCTCTGCGATCATTGGGTGGACGACAACGGAAAGACCGCGCGTTGCGCGTTCATCTTCGCCTTCGTCTAAGCCACCGTCTGGGTCGAGGGTCTTCAAGCCTTGCTTGTAGCGTTCTTCCCACTCTGATCGTGCTTCTCTGTCGTTCTCGAAGTCACCCACAAGCTCTTGCGCCTTGCGCAGTAGCTCACGCTCGTCAATGATTTCAGCGAGGTTCTGATCAAACTCAGCATCCTCAAGCTCTTCGATCATGTCTAGCTCTGGGTCACCAATAAGAACATCGCCATTGTCAAGCTCTTCAACAATCAGATCATCGGGTGGAGCGCCTTCGGCAAAGGGAATGATGTTTTCTGGTTCAGCCATAGAGCGTCATCCTTTTAGTTTCTACAAATTCATCATCTTCTGGGTCTTCGCTATGCCCAATGAACCATCCCTTGCGTAGCCGTAGCCAAGCCTGTGT